CGCCGTGATGATGCCGTTTTGATCGTGCATCAGTAAGACCTGCTGGCCGTTGCCGCTAATGATGGCCGTGGTCTGTTGCTGAAGCAGGCCGCCGATGGATTCCAGTAGCCCGGCTTGCCTCTCCAGAGCCTCCAGATTCGGGTTTTCCAGGGCCAGTTCGTCGCGAATCTGCTCAAGGACGTTTACCTGTGTTTCAAGCAACGTGGCCTGATACTCTTCCCAGTTCACCATTGCGGTGGAAATCATTTTGGCCTGCTCAAGTTGAATCAAAGCCTTGCCCTGATCGCGGGCATAATCCTCGGCTGATTTGGCAGTTTTGAGACTTGCCGCGAGCTGTTCATCAATGGCACCGGGAAGAGCTTTCAACGCGGCTTGGTCGCCGGTCATTGCCAATGCAAAGATTGAGGCGGTGTTACTTGATTCACCCCCACCTCTGATTTTATTCTGTGCGCCAATAAGGGTTTCGATGATTCCCCTGTATGATTCGGCTGCCGTTCGCGCTGTAATGGCCGCTGTCTGCGATAAGCTGATTTGAGCGTCAACTGCACTCATGGCTTTATTAATAGCATCCTGGAGCTTTTGCGCGAGTTCTTCGGCCAGTGTCGCGGCGGTGTCTGCTGCCTGCTTCGCCATATCTTCAAGGGTAGTATAATATTGGTCGGCATAATCTGCTAACGATAACATTGTTACATACGCCTTCCTTCCAGTTTCAGTGGTTAGGTCGAGGCCTTCCACCAAATCTCGATAACCCTGTCTTGCGGTAGGCAATACCATCTGCATATTGGATAAAGCCGCCGTTAAATCATTTTGTAAATTTATCTGTTTTTCGGCATCAGTAAAAAATTTATCATAATATTTTTCTGCATTCTCTCTGAGGATATCAAGACCACCCGCAATCAGGATTAAGGATTCGCTTAGTGCGATAGCCTCTTTAGTGGTTCCCACAAATGCCATTCCGGTTGTTTTAAGTGTATTGAGGACAACAACTTTATCAATCAAAAGTCTGCCCGCCGTTTCGTACATTCCCTCCCCAACCTGCTGATATACTTTTAACATATTTCCAAAAAGGGCATTTACCGCCGTATCACTAATCTGACTAATCCATGCATTTATAGTCTTATTAAGTGCATCGGATGTTTGCCCGGATAAATTAGGTAATTGTCCCAAGCTCAAATTATAATTAAGCGTCTTATTTACATCTTCCCCTAACCCTTCTGCCATAGATACCAATGTGGCAGATAAATTTTTAAAAACCTTTGTAAACATATCGGTTACACTGTTATCGAGTTGCCCGTATTGTCTATAATAAGAGTATGTATCATCACTAAACCAGCCTCCATCTGTTACCTCTCGAACATCCCTATATGTCCGGCCGGTTAAGCTTTCACCTGCGATAAGAGCTTTTATAGTTTTTGAGCCCAATTCAACACCTACATCGGTATAGCGATATGATGTTCCCCCGCCGAATATACCACCCACTATACTACCTACAAAGCTACTTATGCCCCCAAGAAGACCTCCAAGCATATCGCCTAAACTTCCGAAAACGCCCAAAATAGGGGAAATGGATGAATCCACAAAACTTGCTATTTCCAGAAACATGTTTTCCATGTCTCCTTTTCCCCCGATCATGGTCTGCATACCAGCGGATGTTATCCCCCCGGTAAGGATAATACTTTTAACAAGCCCGGTTATGTTATCATTGAGGTCTTTCATCTCGCTATGGATGCCGGATAATTCTTGATATTCCATATCATAGGTATCCTGCATTAGTTTCCATGATTTGGATATTGATTCACTGTCAGTCCCGGCTTCTGCCCCAAGCACAGTAGAGGCAGGAAGAGATACCGCAGGGGTTGATGTAGAAGCTGAACTAAATCCCCCGCCAGCGAGTCCGTATATGGCAAATACGCTTGATAATAGTGCAGTCATAGCAGCGGCTGTAGCAAAACCCGTTGGGCCTACTCCAATGGCAGCACCAGTTACTGCTGCTCCGGCATTGGACATTGCAACCGCTGTGTTTGATGCTACCAACCCAAGATTGGAGGATATAATCTGAGCATTTTTTGCTACGTTCATTAATTGTTCTGCTATCACTCCTGCTTTTTTTAAATCCTGTAAGTTACCATATTCCTTTGAATCTAGTGCATAACAGGTAAGGGCAGTATCAATCATTGCGTTGTATCCAGATATAATATCTCTGGTGCCTTTCTGTTCTGCTGATATCTTGGTATTCAGTGCTGCTATGGCATCTTGGTTTGCCTTTGCATTGGCTGCGCTAATATCACCATATAATTTAATATTGGCTTGTCTTTCCAGTTCTATCAGTGCCAGCTTCTTTTCATACGCAACCTGTGCATAATCTACTACTTGAGAATAATAATCGGCAGAAGATTTAGCGATAGACGTATCTTTCCCAAGCCCTGCTTGGGCTGTTAAGTCCGTGGCTTTCGGCTTGCCAATAACTCCCTTTTCCAATGCCGACTGGATATCTTTAATTTGTTCCAAATACTTATTTTGAGCTGCTATGATAGGAGAATATGACGCTTCCAAAGTATTAATTTTATCTACGAGATCGTCGTATTCCTTTTGTTCTTTCTCCATTGCTTTAGCATTTTCTTCACGGCTTTTTATTGTAGCCAACGTGATAACGCCCGCGTCTTTCATAACCTTGTTAACTTCAATCTGTGCATAAGCTGTGGCTCTCAATGCAGGAGGAAGATCCACGTATTCTTTTTTGAGCTTTTCAGCTTCTATTAAATTTTGTTGAAAATCTCTCCTCGATCCTTCCAACCCGGCAAGTGAAGATTCTTCTTTCAATCTATCAGATGTCTTACCCCATGATTCTATAAGCCTTCTTGCTTCCTCCGCTGCTTTTTTTTCAGCCGCAGTAACTTGACGAATAGACTCCTCTATTTTTCTATTAGCCAAAATCTTTGCTTCTGCTGCATCCTGGACGGCCTTTGTCGCTGCTTTGCCAGCATCGGTCATGGAATACTCAAGCTTAATCTGTTTATCTGCAAGCTTTATTAAGGATTGTTCACTATCATAGTATCTCTTTTCATACATCATATTATTATCGGCGGCGGCCTGAAATCTCTTTGTACTGCTCTCTATTCCAAGAGCGTTCCCGGGACCGGTGAGAAGCATCTGCATGGTTGTTAATGAGCCGCCAACTTTATCAAGAAACATAGCAAAGCGGGTTATCTCTGCTTCAATCTCAATAATTGTTATCCTGAATTTTACACCCCATTCTTCAATGGCTTTTTTGCCTTCCCCGCTTAAATTGCCGTTAAGGTCTGTGATAGCCCCTGTTATTGTTTCAATTATTTCTGCAAGAGCCGGGGTAAATACTCCACCGATTAACACTTTCAGATTATCTAAATGACGTTGTAAGGATAGAACCTGTTTCCCGGCCGTATCCATCGCTCCTTCATATGCGCCTGCAATCATTTTGCCGTTTTCAAGTACCGCATTCATTCTGATATTCGCTTTTTCTGTTTCACTGAACGAGTTGGCTGTCCGGCCTGTAGTATCTGCAACCTTTTGATATGCAGCCTCAAAGCTCACATTTATACCGATTGTACGGAGCATCTCTGTTTGTGCCGATTGAATACCATAGACGAGACGCTGAAACGCTTCTGAACTGTTGATATTGCCAATGACTGCCGCGTCTTGTGCTACCCTTGCAAGTTGAGACGATTTATTAAGGTCAAGTTGAGCCTGGACCATTCGGGTTATCGATTGTCTTGATTCGGTCATCGAAATACCAGTCTTTTCAAGCCCCTTAGCAAATGTCTCCATCTGTGCGCCTGTATACCCTGCGTTATTGCCTACAACACGCATAACCACACCAAGGGTTTCATATCGAGCAGCTAACATTGTCACTTCCTGAACGTACTGAGACAGTTTAAGCATGGCATAAGCCGCCGCCAGCTTCTGAACTATCCCGGTCAGGCTTGCAAATTTTGACTGTACTGATTCTGTGGCAGTTTCTACTTTTCTGCTTTGACCTTCAAGCCCGGCAAGGTCTTTTGAGGCCGTGACTACGCCGGATGAGTCAATTTTGATATAAAGGCTTGCTAAATCGGGCATTATTTTTCCCCTGCCTTGCTCACAAAGATATTATCAATCTTTTTCAATACCTCAACCTCCCATGCCATAGGCTCACATTTTGTCAATTCTGCCCATGCCTTTATTTCTGAGTATGTAAGTGGCATAGCCCCCCATTCAGCGTAACCACGCCCGTTTGACATACTGCAGAACCATTCCCAGATATACTTGATGTAATAGGGAATCTCCACCGGTTCGAGTTGATCGGGCATTCTCCCTGTTTGCCGGTGGACGCTTTCAAGGTGTTCCCGCAAGGAGGCCCCGTCTTTCTGTCGCTTTCCAAGTTCAAACTCATGTTGTGCATACTCAAGCAGGGCCTCCGTCAACTCTAAATAAAATTTGCTCTATCACCTATTGCTGTATCTATCTGCTCTTTAATCCAGGGGAAACGCTCATACAGTGCGACGGCGTTCTCCTTAGTGCAATCTATGGCCTTGCCGTCTATGATTACGCCTGACCATGATTTCGTACACGCTGCAAGGAGTTCAAGGCTATCCTGTTCAATCTCTTCAAGAGGGATAGCGGTAGTGCTGCGGAATCCCCCTTTCTGCATCTTCGCCATGCGCTTTTTCTGCTGCGCCCGGCTTACCCGCTGAAACTCATCAGAGTCTTTACCGAGGACATTGATAGATATTCCTAAGTCCTCGTTCGTTCCCGGGTGATAAATCTGAACGTCAAAGCCTTCGTTGCTGCCCTTCACCGTGTCAATACTGCTTAAGTCAATCGCTCCTTTTTTCATGTGTCCTCTCTCCTTGTTTTATGGTTCTTATAATGTGCTGTCTTGCACTGATAATGTAGTTGCCAGCGCATTTGTCGCTGTAGCTCCTGTGTCTGCGCCGCCTGCCGTGTTGAAAAGGGCTACGAAAGGCATAGTCTGGATAATCCCTTTCTCCCCGTCATCCTTGCTTGCCCCGCCCACCTTCACTCTGGGCATGGTAAACGCCAGAAAGTCTGCTGTTGCCGAATTGTCATCGGTGAAGACGCAATTAACCGAAATTTCTGTTTCATTGATGAAATAGTCGCGGAAGGTGGCATCCTCGAAAAACACGCTCATGTTGCCCTTGACCACCACCCGGCCATCGAAAATATCCGGCTTCACGTTGGATCCAACCACCGCCTCAGAGCTGAGGTTCCCGGCAACATCGAAGTCAAGGCCGGTCAGAAGGGCGATCTTCGTGCCCTGGACATAGAGCGCGCCGTTGACCGCTGCCAACACCCCGCCGGTTGCTGCTGCCAGAACTGCGGAGAAGTACGGCGAATCACCCGCCGCCTTGTTGGTGTGGTTGAGCCCCATCATGCCGAAGTCAATGGTTGCAAGGCCGGTAGCGGGGAGCTTTACGGCCATCGTGTTGACTTTAAGATCCCAAAAGACTTCGGAAAGGTCTACGTCTGTAAACGCATGTTCGATAGAAAACCAATCCTCAGTGTGACCTGTAGTAGGAGTCCATGTTTTTTTACCTACGCCCGTAGCGGTTACCGCGTCGCCTGCTATTTTGGCGTACCCTGCTAAACCGTCGAGGAAGACTCCCGTCATTATTAAGTCTGTCAGGCTGGTAATTAAGAAATTTCGGGTATTATTCCCCTCGCCGGTTGTTGTCCAACCTGTCCATCTTACAACGTCGCCCACCTTCAGGCCGTCTTGTAGGAACGTTGCCGTTGCCGCCGAGGTAAATGTGGCCGCAGGCGTAGTTCCAAGCGTGCAGGCAACATCCGATTCCGCACCGCTTGCGGGAGCCGCTACAAAAGCCTTGCGCAAGATTGCAGCCATTAATTTGCCGTATGTTCCGGGAGAAAGTTCGCCCGCAATCGAACCCTCAACACTCTGTACGCCGTGCCGGAAATCGGCAATCTGCCTGTTGCTATTCATCTCGTTTGACTGGTAGGTTTCCTTTGTCACGTTAAGGCTGGAAGTCACCCGCCGTAGATACTGAGCGGTTGCAAGGTTCGCAACTGCACATGTTCCTTTTGCCGCCTGTGGTGCTAAAATTACTTTTTTTTCAATTCCTGATGCTGTTGCCATTATATTACCTCCTTAAATTATTCCTGCATACCATCGTATCTTTACAGGTAAAAACCATCTATCGCCGTCAATCCTTCCGATGCCTATTTCCGGGGTTCTGTCAACAATTACCGTTACTGCCCCGCTTGTCATACTCGTGCCTCTTTTAAATGCTGTACGGATAGCCTGCGCCCTTGTAGCAGCCGTTAAAGTACCTGCAAGTAATGGATACATGAGATTGATCTGGAATATCCCTTGTTCTCTATAATAACCGTCGCCCATTGTAGGATTGTCCGGTGTGGCAGGTAGTAACCATACTTGAGCATAAGGGGTTCCGTTAACAGGGGTATAGGGTACATTCTCCCATGCGGTACTGAGCGCGGGTGTCATGGCGTTCAGTTTTGCTTCTAAGGCTGCGCGAACTGAAATGATCGACATCTAATCCTCTTTTTCTATTTTCCAAATATAACCGACTTTAAGGAAATGTAATTTAAATATTTTTACATTCCAAATAGCGCCGCATTTAAAAAAATAAATATTCTTTCCTATTTTCATTTTAATTCACCGATTGCCTGATTAATAACCTGTTGAAACTCTGTCACTGTTAAACCTACCATTCCATTCGGAGGGCATTGTGGAGAATGTCCGTCTTCGAGTGCCTGAATATACGGCAATGAATTTTGGATAAAATGTACAAGTCCTGCCGCCTTCACTGGGACGCTTGACGATATGCGGGCGTTTGATACACTTCCCGACGCGTCAATGGTGTCGAAAACCTCTTTATCGAGGGTGCCAACTGAATGAGACCATGCTCCACGGGCCATGCCGCCAACATATCCGGGAGGTGCTGGCTTTTGCCAATAAGAAGGGTCTCCAACAGGTGTTCGCTCGATAACGCGGCTGCCAATGTCCAGAACGATTTTCCTCACCACCTGGTCCGCGTTTCCGTTGCACTTGGCTGCGAATTTGGCTATGTCTTCAGCGAAGCTCATAATAGACCAAACGCCTCCATGCAAAGTTGACTGGTTTTCATCTGTTCCTTAACCAATTCCTTGAATACATCGTCAAATTCAGGGTCATCAAGGAGCTTTTGGCCTTTTTCCATCATGTCTTCATGTGCCTTGATAGCTATTTGCTTTTTGATTTCGTCCACTATGCCCTCAAATTGCAGTCATAAAGTACCGCCACCCCTCCTGGACTGACCGTCTTCAGTGGGGCCACAAGCGTATAAACCACCCCCGCCGCATCAGTAACCGTGTCACCCAAGACAGGAGCGGTCAGGGCTGCCCCTGCGCTATT